TCTCCCGTCTTCAGGCAGATTGTTTATATCCATCTGCTCTGCTGCTGACCACATAGCACTGACTAGCTGTGCACCTGTGATAGCTGCTTTGCTAGAAGCAACAATCTTGATACGAGTACCACCAGGTAGGTCAGTGTTGAAGTTAGTAGAAGTACGTGCTGCTTGAGCAATAGTAGCTGCTACGTTTTTATCAAATGTGTACGCTAACGCGTTACCCATCTCAGTTGTGTACTGAGATCTCACGTCATAATGGTTCTTAGCCTCATCAATGTCTGCAACGAATACGTTCGATACAAGCTTGTCATCAATGTTGACTACAGCTTCAGCGTGCTTAATAGCATTACCTGTAAGCTGTGTACCAGGTGTATGGTATGCTGTACTGCTTAATCCAATGATAGGGAACTGAGCAGATTTACCAGACTTGATTGTGCGTACAGTGTGTAACGCCTCAAACACGGTTGCCTTACGGAAAGCACTTAGTACTTCACCACTAAAGGTCTTAAGGAATAAAGCGTCATAGCTAGAGCCTGTATTGTTTACAAGACCTAGCCGTGAGCTAGTAAAATTAGCCACGGAAAAAAGAAAGAAAGGTTTCCC